GCTGGGCGAGGATGAGTGCGACGAGATCGACGACGACGATATCTTCTGGACCGATCAGCGCAGCGAGGACGGCGAGCTGCTGTGGCCGTCGCGCTACCCGGCGAGCGAGATCGCCAAGATCGAGAAGGAAATGGGCCCGTATGCGTTCGCGGGCCAGTACCAGCAGGAGCCCGCGCCGCGCGGCGGCGGCATCATCCGCACCGAATGGTGGCAGGCGTGGAACGACGACGTGGGCGCCGAGGTCGGCGCCGCGCCGGGGACCTATCCGCCGTGCGAGTACATCCTGGCGTCATTGGATACAGCGTATACCGAGAAGGAGGAGAACGATCCGAGCGCGCTGTCGATCTGGGGCGTGTGGCGCGACAAATCCGGCAACCCGCAGATCATCCTGATGATGTGCTGGGCCGAGCATCTCGCGCTGCATGACCTCACCCGCCGGGTCGGCGAGGAGTGCAAGCGCTTCAAGGTCGATCGCCTGCTGGTCGAGGACAAGGCCGCCGGTCACTCGGTGGCGCAGGAGCTGGGCCGCCTGTTCGGCCTGTTCGACTTCGGCATCGAGCTGGTCGACCCCAGCAAGGGCTTCATCAAGAGCCCCGACAAGGCGGCGCGCCTGCACACGGTGGTGCATCTGTTTGCCGAGGGGATGATCTGGGCGCCGATCGAGCGCGCCTGGACCAGAGACATGATCAAGCAGTGCGCGACGGTGCCGCGCGCCGCGCACGATGACTTGGCCGATAGCTGCTCCCAGGCGTTGATCTATCTGCGCCGCGCCGGTTGGGCGCAGCGCAAGGAAGAGGTCGCCCTGGCGGTCGAGGACGATCTGCGGTACCGGCCGCGCGCCATGGCGCTCTATCCGGCATGAAGGAGGCAAAGATGCCGCATGTGACGACGCACTGCGATACCCAGCTCCTGGCTGAGCTGGACAAGATGGGCGAGTTTCGCGACATGGGCCACGGCACGCTGCACAGGCAGGCGGCGGCCGAGATCCGCCGCCTCGATGCGCTGATCCCGCCAGGAGAGCCGCCGTCCGAGGAGCTGCCGCCGGTCGATCCGCCGCCGGGCGAGGAGATCCCGCCGGGCTCGGAGGAGATCCCGACCGGCCTGCAGCTCCCGCCCAATGAGCCGCCGCTCACCTCCGACGAGCTGGAGGAGATCGTCGGCGAAGAGATCGAGGAGCAGGAGCACGAGGCAGGGCGGCATCGCCCGACACGCGGCCACAGCAGGCCGAGGCATCGGCGCTGATCAGCTCTCGACTTGGTGGATCTTCTCCCAGGTCCACCCCTTCTTGCGGCAGATCTCGACGAGCTGCTCGCCAGTCTTGCCCTTGAGATCTCGCCGCAGCCTCGGCGCCGCCTCGATCACCCGGCCGTCGCGTGCGACGACACCGGCGCAGAAACCCGGCCCGGTGATCTGTAGCAGAACTTCGATCATGAGTCCCCCGGCGGCCCCGGTCGCGCAGGAGCACGGGGGATTGGGGGAGGGGGGTGTGGGTCCCGCGCGCCCGAGGCCGCCGCCATCTTACACCGACTAGCGCCAACAGGCGAGCCATGTTATTGAAGATCCGAACTCTGGTTCAGATCATCGATCGATGGCAGCGCCTTCCACGCTTCGTCTGGTCGACCCGACGCCGCAGCACGAGCCGCTCGGGGGCACGACCATTGCGCTGCCCGACGACGACATCCACGTCGACTTTTCCGACGACGGCGCCATGCGGGTCGTCCATCCCGACGGCTCGGCGACGATCGACTTCAACCCCGATCGCGCCGCCGGTAACGTCGACAGCGACGACTTCTACCGCAACCTCGCCAACGAGATCGACGAAGGCAAGCTGACCTCGATCGCCGACGAGCTGCTCACCGGCATCAACTACGACGAGGACTCGCGCAAGGACTGGCTGCAGACGCGCGCGCGCGGCATCCAGCTCCTCGGCCTCAAGCTCGAAGAGCCGCGCGGCGATGTCTCGACCACCTCGGCGCCGATCGAGGGCCAGTCGACCATCCGCCATCCGCTGCTGCTCGAAGCAACCGTGCGCTTCCAGGCGACCGCGCGCGGCGAGCTGCTGCCCGCCACCGGCCCGGTGAAGGTGAGGAACGACGCCACGCCGCCGCCCGAGTCACAGCAGCCGCCCTACACGATGCAGCCGCAGGAGCCGCCGAGCGGCCAGCAGCTCGATGACCTGGGCGATGCACTCGAAACCGACATGAACCATTACCTGACGGTGACGGCGACCGAGTACTATCCCGACACCGATCGCATGTTGTTCCATATCGGTTACGGCGGCGATGGCTTCAAGAAAGTCTACTCCTGCCCGCTGCGCCGCCGCCCGGTGTCGGAGTCGGTCGATGCCGAGGACCTGATCGTCTCCAACACCACGACCGATCTGCGCAACTGCGGCCGCATCACCCACAAGATCAAGATGCGGCCGTCGACCTTGCGGCGCATGCAGATCGTCGGCGCCTACCGCGATGTGAAGCTCACGCCGCCGAACGTGATCTCGCCTTTCCAGATCAACGAGGTCGACAAGGAGAAGGCCAACATCGAGGGCCGCCGCCCGAGCGTGCAGCAGCCCAAGGACGCCGACTACGGCATCTACGAGTGCTACACCGAGCTGGAGCTGGACGAGTTCGCGCCCGAGCAGTTCAAGGGCAAGGGCCTGCCGCTGCCGTTCGTGGTGACGATCGAGAAGGAGAGCCGACAGGTCCTCCAGGTGCGGCGCAACTGGGACCAGGACGACGACCAGTGCATGGCGAAGCAGTTCTTCGTCCAGTTCCCGTTCATTCGCGGGCTCGGCTTCTATGGCCTCGGTCTGATCCACATCTTGGGCAACGTCGCGATGACGCTCACCGCCATCTGGCGCGAGTTCATCGACAGCGGCATGTTCGCCAACTTCCCCGGCCTGCTCGGCGCCAAGGGCGCGGGCCGCCAGCTCACCAACCAGATCCGCGTCCCGCCCGGCGGCATCCAGCTCCTCGACGTGCCGCCGGGCCTCAAGATCCAGGATGCCGTGATGCCGCTCCCGTACAAGGAGCCGGGCCCGGCGTTCACCGCCTTCGTGCAGCACGTCGAAGAGGTCGGCATGCGGCTCGGCCAGACCGCCGAGGTGCAGATCGGCGAGGGCAAGCAAGAGGTGCCGGTGGGTACCACCATGGCGATGATCGAGCAGGCGACCAAGGTCATCGACAGCGTCCACAAGCGCCTGCACGCCGCCCAGGCGGAAGAGTTCGGCCTGCTCAAGGAGCGCTTCAAGGAGGACCCGGAGGCGTTCTGGCGTCACAACAAGAAGCCCGCCCGGCAGTGGGAAATCGATGAATTCATGCAGGCGCTCGACCAGCGCGAGCTGGTCCCGGTCGCGGACCCGAACAACCCGACCTCGCTTCATCGCATCGCCAAGTCGGTCGCGCTGCTCACGCTGGCGAGCCAGTACCAGCAGCTCTTCAATCCGGGCGCCGTGCTCAAGCGCGTGCTGCGCATCGTCGGCATCGACGCCGAGGGCCTGCTCAACACGGCGCCGACGCCGCCGCCGCCCGATCCGCGTTTTGCCGCCATCCAGGCGAAGTCCCAGGCCGAGCAGGCGAAGAACCAGATCGAGCAGTTCCAGTCGTTCCTGAAGATGCAGGAAATGCAGCTCAAGATGCGCGACAGCGCCGAGGACCGGGCGTCGCGCGAGAAGCTTCACGCCATGCAGCTCCAGCTCGAAGCGATGCGGATCAGGGAGGAGCAGATCATCCACGCGCACGATCTGCGGCGTGATGACGCCCAGGCCGGTGCCGACATGGCGAACAAGCGCATGGCGGCAGTCCACGATACGCACATGAACCAAGCGCAGCACCAGCAGGATCTGCTGATGGATGCGCAGAAGCATACCATGCAGATGCGTGCCGATCAGGCGAAGACGGCGCGCGAGATGATGGTCGACCACGCGCGCAGCCAGCAGCAGATGGAAGTCGAGCGCACCCGGCACGCCGGTCAGATGGAACGCGACCGCGCCAAGCACGAGCAGGCGACGCGCCACGCCGACGAGAAGCACAAGGCGGACCTGGAGCACAAGAGGGCGCTGGCGCGCGTCGCAGCTCGGGCCAAGCCCAAACCGGCAGGAGGCAAGTAATGGCGTCGTCGCACCTACACCACGATGATGCGCGCCGCACGCGCGGCGACAAGCTGGCGAAGATGACCGGCGAGCGCGGCGAGTACCCGCCCGATCGCGCGGCGCGGCTGGTCGGCCCGTCGACCGGCGGCGGCCAGGGCGACTCCACCAAGATCATGGATGCCGACTGCACGGCGCCTGCCGCTGCCCGGCAGATCTCGATGACCGGCAAGGTCACAGCAGGAGGCTGAGATGGCGCACCCGTTCCACAGTCACAGCGAACACCGGCACGGTCGCTCGCGTGCGCATCACATCCTCAAGGGCAGCGGCCACAAGCGCGGCGGCGCCGCGCATCACGCCGATGCTGCCGCCGATCGCAAGCTGTTCCGCTCGATGATGGCCGAGCAGCAGGACGGCAGCGCGGTGCCCGGCGCCAAGCGCGGCGGTCGCTATGCGCGCGGCGGCCGTACCAGGAAGGCCGACAAGGGCGGCCACCACACCAACATCGCAGTTGTGGTCCCGCAGGGAAAACCCGGCGGGGCCCCCGGCGGGCCTCCTGTCCCTCCCATGCCCCCGCTTGCGGGAGGCCCGCCACCCCCTGGCATCGGTGGACCGCCGCCCGGTCTTCCGCCTGGGCCGATGGGCCCCAAGCCGCCCGGCATGATGAAGCGCGGCGGCCGCATCAAGCGCGCCGACG